GCATACCGATAGATCATTTTGCTAAAAACCCAGTTTCAAGTGCGCCATCGAATGTGCCGCCTGTTGTTTGTGAACCCCAAGCGCCAGTACTTGTAAAGTATCCAGAACTAATTTTCATCTCCACCGTATATGTTGCGCTTACTGAGGAAACCCAAGGACAAACAAAACTCACTGCTTCCGTGCCTATATATTGATACAAAGTAAAAAAGTTTGAAACTGTACCGCCTGAACCGACACTGCCTACATTTGTCCTCTCTACAAAATTAATGACTTCGGCTAGTGTTGTTGTGCTAACTTTTAACTGAATATAAACACCAAACCTTGCTCCCGTCCCATTTGCAACAAGTTGAGAGGGATTAGGGTGAAATTGAACAGTTGCTCTTGTTATGTTTGCTATACCGCCAATCGCTGCAAAATTTGGGTTTGTTAAAAAGGATACTGGTTGAGGATTAAAGTTTATTCCTTGATTTGGTGTAAGAGTGTTATTAACTACCGTGTCAGTAGCCGTTACGGAAACCGCATTATCGGCAATCTTAATTCTATCAACTGCAAGGTCTTTTATTTTTGCAGTTTCAATAACCGCATTATTCATTTGCGCAGCGTTAGTAATTATCCCAGATGTGGCAAGCAAACCACCCGTTATAGTATTGGCGACGACCTTGTTTCCTGTGATCGTTCCATCAGCAATATCACCGCCATCTGCCGCCGCTAAAGTAAGAACCCACGCGCTCCCGTTCCATTGATATAACTTGCCATCAGTTGTAAGAAATACTTGCTGTCCAGTAAACTCACCAGAAGTAGGTAAAGCGGAAACAGGGGCAATAATATCTATGTTTTGATCAATGAAAAGTTGCCTTACACCATTTTCAAAATCATTGTTATCAATGTATTCTGTGGTCGCTGACGCTACTTGGGTAAATCCAGACTTGTTACCGCTAAAATCAACCGCCTTAAGGAAGTAGTATTTGGTTTGAGCCAAGCCCAAGTTCGTCCTTACAAACCTATTGCCCGAAGCCGTACCCACAACAGTAGCGCCAGTGGTAGTGCTTGTTGAGTTCTCGTATACCTCAACATGACTTAAATCCGCATTAGAAGGGTTTGTCCAAGAGATTGTGATATACTTATAACCTCCCGCCGCAGTTACAGCCGTAGGCACACTTGGCGCGGGTGTATCCCCGCCTGATGTTCCAGTCGCCGATGAGTATGGCCCACGAAAGCCGCTAACCGAAACGCTTCTTACGCGAACCGTATAGCTTACGTCATCAATGACAGGCGACAATAACGCTGATGTTGTATCACTAATAAATGTTGTTCTGTTGGCGCTTGATGTTTGCCCCCACTCAATTTCATAATAGCTTACAAAGCTATTCGTTGGCGCTGTCCAGCTTGCCAATAAGCTATTAACAACCGTGCCATCCGTTTGTAGCTCCGATCCGCCATCACTAATAGTAAGCCCCGTGACAGCCGTTCCGCCAGATATGCTTGGAAGCGTTGTATTATTGCTAACAATCGCTGTTTCTTCTGCATTCCAATCAAATGCTGCCTGTGAAGTTTCACGCAATGCAAGATTAACGCGCAAGTCGCCAGCCTCCCCATTGGGCGCAAACCTCCAACCTATCACCTCAAATTGTTTTGCGTTAAACCCGTATCGTGGATTAGTGAACCCGATAATATCACCAACTTCTACTTCAAGTGCAGCAAGACTGAAATCAGCCGTAAATGTCATTTGCTCTCTACCCCTAAAGAGGGTCATCTTTGCAATTCGTTGGGCCATAGCCGCGCTTGTTGTAAATGGCAAGCTTAAGTCCAACAGCGCCTCTTCGCCATTATCCTCACCTAAAAATAGGCTTGCTTTACCGCTACCCGCGCCCGCATTCGAAGCCGTGAATACATCACCAACCGCATAAGTCACTCCAGTAGTTCCCGCAGTTGTGTTCCAATTTGTGTCGCCTAATTCGGTGATTGCATAAGTTGAGCCTGTTATAAAGCTTCCCGCATTTGTTGAGCTTGTAACAATAGGGTAATCAGCCGTGATCCAATCTTGAGCCGCATCATTAAAAGTGCCGCTTACTTTGTTAAAATTGTCCCGCATTGTAAGACGCGTTTCAAGTTGTATTGGCCCGCGCAAATCATCCATATCAAGCGTTTTAACGGGTGAGGTATAAGCACCAACCTTCAACTTCCAATACCCAGAACCCCAAAATAACGTTCCCGCGCAAGCGGTACACATATCTTCCAACACGTCACCAATTGGCCTACTAGCTTGGATTACACCATTTATCTCATAGCGTTTTTCTGTTCCACCGCTTGCAAGCGTAATTGTTTCATTGCTCTCATTCCTAGCCGCCGCGAAGGCGACATCATCAATGGCAGTATCTGACAGGCCGTAAGATGAAACCAAAAAGTCACGGATACATAAAGCAGCATTAGCGCTGTAGACTGTTGCGTTTATGGTTGGATCAAAAACTTTTTTACCCTCTACAATCGCAGTAATAAGCGGAACGCCGTTCGTAAAAACGTCTTGATCAAACTCATAACGCACATAAAGGTACGCTATCCCTTTACCTATAAAACTTGTTCCAACGCCTGTGTCAGTTTGCAAATCACTATCGACAGTAGTTTGTGAACCATCATGCTTTTTGATTCTTATTTTACTGTCCCAATTATCGGTCGTTGTGCCGTCAGTGGCGGTTGTTACGAAATCACCGCTAAAGGATGCAACCTTATCATCAATATAGATATTGCCAATGCTGTTGACCTCATGCCCCGCCAAAACAATAATTTGATGCAAGTATTTTTGCGGTGCATCAGATGGCCCTGAGGTTTCGTAAAAAGTAACAACCCCACCCTTGCGCACTTTACCATAAACAAATTCTTGCGCTGAAATAGGGTCAACAGAGTTTGATAAAGTTCGCCCACTTCCTAACCCAGAAATTTGCGACCCAAAGTCTGGCTTGGGCGCTAAAGCTTTATATGCCCAAGATGTAACCGCACCGACCGCTAAATACCCAACCGCCGCTGAAAGCAAATACGCCCCTGTGGTCATAGCCGCCGCGCCCGTAGCCGCTAGAAGGCCCGTAGCCGCCCCATACCCTACACCTTGAGTAATCATTACGCCAATCGTAACGGGTTCACGCGGGACACGATCCCAATCGTTCCAGTAATTAACTGTAATATCGCCTAGCTTATATCTGCTCATTTGGCTTTACCCACGATTGATGAATGTAATCTAATGGTAGGTATATCACACCTTGCTTTGATAAGAAAACCGCCTTGGTTCCCGTGCATATTCCCATTGCCACGCCAATGATCCACTTTTCCGCTTGCTTCGTAGTAACTAAAGCTCCAAGCGGGGGAATGTGGTCAACACGCTGCAAACGATCATCAACCGCGCTCTCAAAGCTACTGAACCGAAACTCTTTGATAAGTTCCCTACGCCGTAAAGGTGCTTTGTCATTTAAATACCTATCACCCCAATCATCAGCCCAGCCAGAGCCATACATTGCTTTGAAAGCGTTGTTGGTAAATGTAAAGCAATCATTAACCCCCCACTCAAATGGGCGATCTCTATTTTCTTCTAAATACTTATTTAAGCGTTCTCGTATCAAAATCTTCACTTACAAAACTATTCTGCGGCATTACCATTCCACTCAACCTTTTTATCTTGCAGCGCTGTAACGTATGAAAAAAAGGTATCTGCTGAGTGTCTAGCCGCATGGTTTTCCTCTGTATATCGACGATTGCTCGCCCGCTCTAAGCGGATAAGCTTGCTTTCTACCTTGAGGGTTATTTTACTGCTATCGCCATTATCCTCAATGCTCATGGTATTCATTGCGCCACTAAAAACCTCTATCGGCAATGCGGTATCTCTAGTGCCAAAATAAACTTTACACTCTCTGCGTTGATAAGGCTCACTTAATGCTAAAGTGACAAGGCTTGGTGGCATACCAGACAAAGATATTTCCAAACTTTTTGCAGACAAATCGCCCACTTCTTCAAAGCCGCTTATTGATAGAAGGTTCCCACCGCCCGTGTAGGTGTTGCTTGCTATTACCTTATTTCCGTAACCCGTCCAAAGTCGTATAGGGGCGCTATCAAATAGGAACTCAATCGCATGATAGGGCTGCACCTCTGGTTCACTTAGCGCCGCTAGTAAAGCTGAAGGGATTGTTCTACTCATATCGCCTCCATACCCCCAAAAGCCAAGCCATAATTCGCAGCACGATCAATGCTAAATGATTGATCATTAGAGGCAAGCCGAAAGACCCCCTGTGCGCTCTCAACAGTAACGGTAGAATTATCGGCTATGCTTGTGCGAACGTCAGGCCAAACGTCCACTGTGGCACTGCCTGTGCCGTCTGTGGTCACATCCGCAAGTACTTTAAATAGTTGTTTATTAGTACCCGTTCCGATTTCCATATAATCTCCCGCTTTAAGGTATCCGCTTTGGCCCGCAGGAGCGCTATCAATATTAATTGTGTTGCCCGAAGAAACCGAGCCATCTACAAGTATTGTGTCACTGTCGCGGGCAGAACCCATAGGTAAAGCCGCATTGGGATCACCAAGATAAAAAGTACCCAATTGACCCTTAAGAGAAATCAACCAAGCTATCCATTGCTCGGCGGTTTCTCGTCTCATGGGGGGGAGCGTTATGTCAGCTTGCCAAGCCTTGCCTGCGTATTCATGAGCCTGACCCGCAAAAGTAAATGGAGATCGGCTATAAGCTATAGCGTTTATCGCTCTAAACTCAATGGAAGCTATGCCTGTGTGAGTGAGAAGGTTAAGTGGATAGGTAATAGCCATTATCCAAACGCCTTTCCGTATGATCCGCCACGCCGTTTTGCATCTGCTACCGCCGCCCTTGTATTATCCGCTATTTGAGGCATCAATTGTCTTATCTCGTTCCTCACGGTTTGCTGTACGCCCGTTGACACATTAAAGTTTTGATTGATTACAGTACCACTACCACCGCCCAAGCCTCTAGTGGTTGCCGCATTTACAACAGAACCCGCTCCTTGAGGCACAAACAATTCAGGGCCACGCTCACCAACAATATATGGCGCTCCCTTTATTACGGGGCCACCCGTTGCATTTTGCCCAATGCCGCCAATAAAATCGCCCACTGGCCCACCGATTGCCCCACCTATGCCGCCGAATATACTACTTAACAAAGGCTTAATTATTTGCGCCTTCATCGCATCTGCAATCATTTCTCGCAAGGTTTGCTTAAACGCATCACCCAAATCTTCTAAGCTAAGTTTACCGTCAAGGGCTGCATCCGCAAGTGCATCAGCAAGTTGATCCGACATTCTATTAACGCCATCGGTGAACGCAGAAATAACTGGGTCTTGCATCAGAAGCTCTAAACGAAGCTTTTCAAGGGCTAACTCCGCACCCTCAATCTTGTTCCCTGCTCCGCCTAAATGCAGTTCTAAGGCGGCTATTTGTTCTTCTAGTTCCGTTGTTGGCGCAATTGTTTCTTTTATTAAATCTTTTAATTTTTCTTGATTAGCTGCAAAAGTTTCCGCAGCTTGTGCGAGAGCTTTTTTCTTTGCCTCTGCTTCTTCTTCTTTTTTTGTGAGGGCATCTTGCGCTGTTGTGTAATCATCGACAGCTTTGATTATTTTATCATATCCATCGGTCAAAGCTATTTGCACAATTTGCAAATCACCTTGTGCGTCAGCCAATAATCCAGAAGATTGGAGCGCCTTAACTTGTTCTTTGGTATATCCCGCAAGTTCAAATTTTGTTTGTAAAGTTTTTTCTTCCAGTTTTTTAAGGGTGTTTGTCAATTCTGTTGAGGCAACCTCTTGGGTGTTAGCCGCCGCCGCTGCTTTTTCCTTTTCCAAAGCCGCTGCCGCTTCTGCTTGAGCCGCCGCCATAAGGGTTTTTAATTCGGCCTCTCGAGCGTCAACAAGCCTTTGCTTCATAGCTATCTGTTCATCTAAGCTGACTCCGCCTTCTAAAAACGATTTTCCTAAGCGTTGCAGTACGTTATCATCAGCCCTCCCCGCCTTAACGTCCTCTAAGTCTCTTATCTCGCTATTTAACTTTGCGATTTGCTTAGTAACACCTTCTGCGTTCCTTCCAAACTCAGGTAGAGCGCCTACGAAAACTAAAAATGATTTTATATGAACTAAGCCATCCCTAAACAGCTCAACCAAATCGGTCGCGGCGGGCAACAACTCATTGCCTATATCAACCGCTAAAGTTTCAAATTCTGCGGTCAGCGCTTTAACTTGATTAGCATAGCTGTCTGCGGTTCTGGCCGCGTCTCCCTGCGCGTCTGTTGTTCCAGCAAGAATTAAATTCAAACGGGCTTGAACTTTTTCTGCGTTTGTAACGGCGTCACCTGTGCGAGTTATACCCATCCGCAAAAGCTCTTGCTTCAAGGTTGCCTCCGTTATCACAACGCCAAAACGTCTGACTGTCTCATGGTTTCCAACCAAGGCGCTTTGGAACGCTTGCATTGTTTCGGCATCCGAAGCGTTATTAAAAGATGCGACATCCACCGCAAGCTTAGTAAGGTCAACAGAAAGTTTTGCCGCTTCACCCCTCGCAAAGCCCATTGGAACAAACGTATCTTGAATGCTTGAAGCCATCCCCTCAAGTTCATGAGATGATCTTCCAACCTCTGCACCAAATGCAGATAAATCTGATACAACTTGATCCCTAAATTGCCCGAACACCACAGATGATTTAGATTGCATTTCTGCAACATCACCCGCCATATCAATCATAGCCTTGCCAGCACGAGCAGCGGCAATGGCTATAACACCAACCGCCGCAGCATTTACAATTGTTCCAAGCTTTTTGAAAGAAGCGCCCGCCGCCGTGGTTGACCTAAGAGTATCCTTTTGCAGGTTGTTAAGATCGCGCTTAATATCTGACATATCCGCTTCGATGCGGACAAGGAGGGTATCAACTGTTGTAGCCATTAGTCTGGATACCTTTCCATTAAGTCTTCAAGCTCTTCTTTACTTAGAGGCGGTGGCTTACCCCCATGAAACTCTGTGAATCCATCAACGGCTAAAATAAATTCATGAAAGGACAAAGACCAAAACTCATCACTTGTCATTCGCATTTTACCAAGGGCTAATTTTATCCATTCGTCCCAAGGCAATTCCTCTAACCGTTCACCACCTTTTCTTCGTTTCCCTCATCTTGCCCACCCATTAGGGCAATAGCGAGTATCTCTCCCACAGCCCGCATACTATTAGCCAAGCCTGCCTGCCAAACAATCTCTTGTACATCCTTGATGTTAAGATCGTTTCCACCGCCCCTAATGACTGGAAGAATGGTTTCGCAAACTTGCGTGGTCGTTAAAGTTCCCTCAGTCAAATTAGATAATACCTTAACTATACCGACACCACATGCAGTTTCTATCTTCATAATAGCATCGAGAGTAACCCTTGCTTTATAAGTCTTGCCCCCTAAATCAAGCGTCATCTCTCCGCGTTTTCGATTTTCCACCTTTTATTTCCTTTGTTGTGAGATTGTAAATCTCATTCCTATTACCAACATTCACAACGTAAGTGATTTTAAACTTAGCGCTGCCAACACTGATCTCATTGCCTATTTCAATTGCCCCGATAAAGGGAACCGTAAACAATGATCCTTTTTTATGACCCGAAATTTTCGTGCCATTGATCTCGCATTCAATAGCTTCCCAAGCCATAATCACCCCTCACTTATGAAAATGCTATTGCTCCGCTACTCTCAAGAGTAACGTCATAACTAACGGTTCCGTTGTACTCACCGCTATAAGACAATGAAGCGACCATGAACTTTCCCTTGTATGAACCGAAGTCGGGGATAACAACTTCAAAGTTGCTAAATGCTGCAGCGCCAAAAGCATTTTTCAATGTGGTTTCGGAAGTTGCATCAGTGAAGACGCCGCTCCCTGATATGCTGACAGCCCTTATGCCACCTTGTGCAATTAGCTCTCTAACTCCAGCGCTATCTATCGTGGTAATATCTACCGCATCATCATTATGCGTAATGCTCGTTGTCCTTAAGCCGCCAATCGTTGCATAAGTATCTGTTGAAGCATCAGCAGCGGTGGTGCCGATTTTCAACAACATCGCTGAACCTTTTTGAGCCGCCATTTTAAAGTCTCCTATGTGTCAAAAACTAAAGCGCGAAACCTCATGACCCCGTGCCTCGTTATACCATCCGCTTCTTCAAGTGTGGTTGAGAACTCATGACGTATCAAAACCAGAGAAGCATCTGTTACAGTTATAGCAGCATCGTGCAGTTTTGAATAGACCTCTTGCATTAAGGTTTTAATTTCGTACCTACCGCGATATTCAGACCAAACATGGAGAGTAAGTGTATGTTCATGAGCATCCTTATCCTTAACCGCCGCATCAATAGCAGTTTCTTCTCCTATAACAATGTAAGGTGCGTCTGCCCCCTCTGGGACATCATCATATACTGGCACGTCACTTCGCGTTGTATCAGCCACTATATTAGCCGT